GATCCATGAGCTTGTCTACCACGCCTGAATAGAGGGTCTTGTGCTCGAACACCTTGTAGTTGGCGTACACAGGAACCACTGGGATAGTAGAGAACACAGTCTCCTTCTTGTCCTCGAGGAATCCCTTAGCATCAAAGAATCTTGAGCAGATCTTCTTGTCCATGCGCTTACGCCGGCGGACCTCTTCCACGCCTATAGCTGCGAGCTCGTCCTTGATCTTGTCGTACTCTTCAGCCTCATAGACGTGGCCGTTGTTGATCATTACCAGCTCACGCTCTTCCTCTTCAACGTAAAGATACTCACCTACCAGGATGACCTCGTTTTTATCAAAGTAAGCATCACCGTCACGGTCGTCTGATACGGACTCACGCCCACCCTCTGGCCAGCGTCGGTCGTACTCATCCACGTCTACCGGGTGCAGGACAAAGCAATACTTTGAGTCTGACTTATCCTGGAGCTCTGCTGAGGGGTCGAACCATACACGGTCAATAAAGTTAGCTATCTTCTCAATCACCAGGTCCTGGTCAAAGGAGTCGTCGTTCAGGTACTTCTGGCTTACTCGCCATCCGTCATACCCGGAAACGATCATGCCTCGAGCTGCCTGGTTGTAGACAGTTGAAGCCTGGGAGATGTTCTCAATGTTGCGGATCATGCCGTCGAACGTGTTAGCCACATCCTTGGTAGCGCTACCACCAGCCGGGTTTACTCTAATATCAAAGCTGGCTTGCTCTAATCCACCCGCTACCTGGTCTATGATAGGCGTACACATATCGAAGGTATAGCGAGGTTTTGAGGCGTTACTGGACCAGAAATACGGTTCCCACTGGCCGTCGGCCTTGGTAACGAACAAAAAGGTCTCACGCGCCTTCTCGCGCATGTCATGGTCTGCGTCCTGGGCTTTCTGCAAGAGCTCTAGGACCCTCTGGTGACCGTCTGATCCTTCGTCTTCTTCTCGGTCTTCTTTACCGTCGTATTCGGCCATTACTTGCCCCATCCGCTAAAATTGATTTGCACTGTTTGTTTGTTGAGTGTCTTCGGGCTGAACATAGACATCATGACAGCGTCGGCCATGTTGGGGCTTTCGATTTGGTAGGGCTTCTTCTTCATGTCCACCTTCGAGAGAACCTGTAGCTTGCCGTTGTTGCTGCGCTTCTGTGGGATCCTGGTAATCTCAGCCCTGAGCTGGTCCAGGTACTCGATGTCTGATGAGATGCTGATGAGCTCTTCCGGGTCAATGTACTCGCCCTTGGTGACTGCTCGCCAGGTAGCCTCAAATCTATCCCTAAGCTTCCAATAGTATTGGGCCCGACGATTTAGGAACGTGTCCTTGTTAGTCCTGCCCTTATCACCGCCATAGTATAGCATAGGGTCCTCTGCGCCCTCTGAGCCCCTAAACATCTCGTAGCTGATCCTTGAGCCGTCTAGCGATTGCATGACCTGGCGTCTCAATCCCAAGCCTATACCGTCACCGTCCCATACGAACCAATCAGCGTTGCTCTGCCTGGCTAGATCAATGGCCCAATCTACCCCCTCATTCGTGTCGCCGGTGATCATCTCTTTTACATCTAGGATCACTGAGCCCTGTCTGAGGCAGTACCCTTTTGCGTCTGGTCCCAGGTCTGATGGATCGTGGGATGCAATGATCGGGCCCTCTGGCTTGAATCCTAGCTTGATGTGAGCATCGATGGCTGCCTCGAAATGCTCTACAGATATGAGAGCGTCCTCAACGCTATCGTAGTAATCACCACTCCATACGTGCCGGAACATAGCCGTAGACGTGTTCTCTCGGTCATACTCCATCTCCTGGCGTAATACTTCTGGAAAGAATGGGTTGTCGTCCCAGTTGACCCGGATGATCAGGTGCAGGTCGTCCTGGTAAAAGCCGTTCTTGTTGAGCTCGTGCTCGAATGGCACAAGGAATCGCTTGCTGAATGGGTCGTTCCTGGACCTGGGGTTGGCCGTGATCCAGAGCTGAGAGCCTTCCTCTCGGAGTGTAGGAGTAACCACCCGGAGGCTTTCCTCGCTGATGGTCTGCCCTTCCTCGATCCAGAATAAGTTGAACCCGGACATGCTCTTTACACTTTCTATGTTTTTGGCGAGTCCCCTGAATTTAAAGGCCGGCTCACCATTAAACAGGATCTGGTTGTTCTGGACCTCGAACCCGGTTAGCTCCATCGCCTCTATCTGCTGCTTGAGCAGAGAGTGCACAGAGTCATCAATCGAGTTCATGTACTCACGGTAGGCTGCTATCTTGGCTCCCTTGGTCTGGGCTGCCATTAGCATTAGCGCAGCGACCGAAAAGCTCTTCCCACTTCCCCTACCACCGTATAGCACGTTGAATCGGCGAGGAGACTCTAGAAAGGGTAGAAGCTTGTCCGGTAGCTGTAGGCTGGGCATTACTCGTATGTAGCCTTCTTCTTAGTTTTCGCTCTTGACATGGCTATGGCTATCGCCTGGTTGCGAGGCTTTCCCGCTGCCATCTCGATCTTGATGTTCTCGCTGATTCCCTTCTTGCCCTTCTTCTTGCTTGCTGGCATTGAATATCCTCTCGTAGTTATCAAGGTACTTCTTGACGCTGTACTTCCTGGGCCGTGAGCCCTTGCCGCCTTCCCAGGGTCCTGTGCTCATGGCTTCACCACCTCTACCTTCCAGGTTAAGTCAGCCCCATCCGCCCCGGTGATCTCTGTCTTGGTCTTCTCTGACCATCCAGCCTGGTGCGACAGGTAGAACTTCATTGCATTGACATCGCCGTCGTGTGCCTTAATGACCAGGTTGTTAGCCACATTCATAATAGCTAATGCCTTACCCCGGTTGTAAGCGGTACGAACTTCTGGCTGTCTTTCCATTATCTTTCGTAAGGTCTTGTCTGTAAAGCCAAAATAATCACTGATCTGAGCCTGGGTCAATACTGCCGCCATCTGCTCCACGCGCTTTACGTCTTCCTCGCTTAGTACGATTACGGGCGGTCCGCCCAGCTCTGTGGTCATGTGTAATAATCCTCTTAAATGACCTAGATTTAGTCTTGTCGGGTAAATCCTTAGACATTATACCCCATACGGTCTTATATCCACACATAGGTCAACCTGGTCAATCCCTTTAGCCTTACGCTGATCCCGTCTGGCTAGTGCTAACTGGAGTCCTTTACGATCGCCGTACTTCAAGCGCTCACCTCTCTCCTCCGCAGCCTGGGCGATTAGTATGAGGGTGTCGTCCTCCATCTGGGTCTTCTTAAGCATCCAGTTGGGGTCTCGTACGAACTCTCTCTTCTCGTCGAACAATAGGTCCATGCTCAGGTTGAGTGAGTCCATGATCTGCATCGCAGAAGCGCCACAGGCGAAACAGTGTATGAGGACCTTGCCTTCCTTGTGGGTAAGCTTAAGAGCTGAGTGATTATCTCCCCCATGAACCGGGCATAGAGCTCTGTAGCTATCACCATAGCGTCTGACCTTATCAAGCCGCTCGAGTATTTCTTGCATGACGGTCCCTTATATTCTTGTATTTAATAAATCCCAGCACGTCTTCACTCGTAGGTTTCTTGGCCACCTTCTCTAGACCCTTGGGAAACTTACCAAATTTAAGCTTAAACGTATGAGCTGCCCAGCCTTCATTGTATCCATGATCTAACGTGTACCCCAAGAGTTCCTGGTAAAAGCGTTGTTGATCTGCGACTGAGACCTTCTCTGCTTTCTTGAGGATCTGATCGTCGTGGTAGATCTTAGCGTCACTGGGTAGCTCATAGCCACATGCCAGGCACTTCCTAAACTTGTAAAGGCTCGCACATCGCGGGCAGGTGTGCATGATGGGCTCTTTGTCGCTGGCCTCTTTCTTTACCAGCTCCTTCTCGTTGTACTTCTTAGATCCATCGTCGAGCCTCTCAGCCCAGATATCCTCCGGGTGCGAGTGTCGCCTTACGTTGCCGCAGAAATCTAAGTAAATCGCCTTTTCTTTTCCTGGATGCAATCTCCACAACCGGCCCGCTGTCTGGCAAAATCGAATCTTTGATTGGGTGGGAGCGAGATCCAAAAGCACTTCTATGTAGCTCGCATCGTACCCCGTATTCAAGAGCTTGGCAGTTGATAGGAGTTGAATGTCCCCGGCCTCGTGAGCGTCAAACAGGACCTGCCTTTCCGCCGGCTTCATGTATCCGTCTATATGAGCGCAGCGAACACCCTCTTCAGTCATTGCTTCGACCAGGGCCTTGCTGTGCTTTATAGAGCTCGAGAATGCTATGCCGCGCTTTGTCTCGCCGGCGTGTAGCTTCCAGTTTTTTATGATATCTCCCTGGAGAATAGCATCGCTCATTAGGGCTCGTTCGACATCTTTTGGATCGTAATCACTACCACCCATCGGGTTAGATATGGACCTCACCCCGCTTAGGTTAATCTGATGCCCCTGGTAATACTCAGTCTTACATAACCAACCTCGAGCCATTAATTCTGGAGGGGTTACCGTTGTGACCAGGTCCTCAAATAGACCAGGGGCCCCCAATCCTTTGCTCATGGGCGTGGCCGAGAGTCCCACCCATACGACGTTGTTAAAACGTAGCATTAGGTCCCGGACAGACTTAAACAGCACATGGCACTCGTCAATGATAAACAGGTCAGCTGCTAGCGCTAGGCTGTCCTTGCGGTTCATTGCGGTCTGGGTGCTGCATACCTGGATAAGCTTATTAGGATCGTATAGCTCATGATCCCCCATCATAATTGAATATTTGCCAGCCAGGCCGAAGTCGTCCAGGGTCTTACAGGTTTGCCCCACGAGTTGAATTCTGTCGCAGAGCATCACCGATTTCCTGTTTTTCAACATTGCACTCTCAAGCATATGTGCTGCAAGGACCGTCTTCCCTGTCGAGCAGGGTGCTTGAATGATCACCCGCTTGTTACCC